GTCCTATGTGGCTCGGATGCGACGCCACCGTGACCGGCTCCTCGCCGAGTCCGACTGGACCCAACTCGAGGACGCACCCGTAGACCGCCAAGCGTGGGCCGACTACCGGCAAACCCTCCGCGACTTCCCCTCCAACTGGACACCGGCCCCGACCGTCACCTTCCCGGACAAGCCGTGAAAAGCCTCGCCGTCCTCGCACTCCTGTTCGGCTTCCTGTCCATCTGGCTCGTCACCGGATGCAACGACCGGACCCGAGACAACTGCATCAGCAACCCGTCCGCACCGCGATGCAAGGTGACCCCATGAAGCGCTACACCAACAGCGAGATCAAAGCCCGACTCATCCTCGCCATCGGGATCTGCCTCGGCCTCACCTTCATGATGTCCGTCGGCGCACTCCTCTACGGCCTCCTGTTCGTCGTCCAGCCGCTCGAGGTCTCGCCCAACGACGAGTCGGCGTGGGCCACCCTGAACCCTCTCGTCCTGTTCATGACCGGAGCGCTGTCCGGCGTCCTCGCGTCGAACGGCCTGAAGGACAAAGAGAAGCACGAGGAGCAGTCATGATCTCAGTCACCACCACCGTCACCACCACGCGCGTCAAGATCGTCTCCAAGACGGTGAACAACACTCGCAACGTGATCGTCCGGCCCGTCGGCAACGACCTGTACATCGGAGGCGACGACGTCACCACCGCCAACGGCCTCCAGATCAGCAAGGACACCAACTTCACGATCATCATCCCACCGGGCGACGAGCTGTGGGCCGTCGTCCCCACCGGCACCCACAGCGTCACCACCCTGATGTCCAACTCGGGGATCGCATGACCGAGGCCACCAAGTTCGTCTCATGGCAGAAGGCCGGCGAGCCCGGAGCGAGCCACGCCGGAGCGTCCCCCAACCTGCAGGCCCTCGCCAAGTACCTGAACGAACGGTGGGGCCTCAAGAGTCTCGGCATCTACAACCGGCGTCCGATCCGAGGAGGCACCGCATGGTCCTCTCATGCGTTCGGAGCTGCGCTCGACGCAGGGTTCACCAACCGGACCGTCATCGACGCCGAGGTCCTCCCGTTCCTGATCGCCTACTCGGAGGAGCTGGGGATCCAACGGATCCACGACTACCAGAACAAACGCTACTGGGAGGCCGGTCGAGGCTGGGTGAAGCGTTCCCCCGGGCAAGGCGACGCATGGCTCCACATCGAGACGCCCCCCTCCGCCAAATGGTCCGACTCGACGCCGATCGCAGACAGGCTCACAGACGCCCCTCACAAGCCCTCCACGGCCCCCGTCGCCCCTGTGGCCCACACGTACCCCGGCAAGCCGCTCAGGGTCGGCTCAGAGGGTCCAGCAGTCGTCTCCGTCCAGAAGGCCCTCAAGATCACCGCCGACGGCAAGTTCGGCAGAGTGACCGACCAGCACGTCCGCACCTTCCAGAAGGCTCGAGGCCTCATCGTGGACGGCGTCGTCGGCCCCACGACATGGAAGGCTCTCCATCCCTGACATCGGCTCCCAGAGTCGGTAGACCGTAGGAGACACCTTCTGCCGACCACGGTCGGACCGACCTCAAGGAGCACCAAATGAAGCTAACCCTCCCGGACTATCTCGTCCTCGGATTCTTCGCGATCATGAGCCTCATCGCAGGCAACGAGATCGTCCACCGGATCACCAAGGATGACCCTCAGACGGCACCGGCAGTCGTCACCGAGCCGACACCGCAGACGGTCATCATCACGCCCGTCCCGTCCACGCCGACCACCACGACCACCGTGGCACCGACCACCACCGTCACGGCGCACGACGCCATGCAGGCCGACCTAGCGCAGCTGGCGCTCGACCCGTCCGTTCCCTGCCAAGAATGGGCACCGCTCGTCCTCGAGGTCGGCTGGCCCGAGGAGGAGCTCGTGAACGTGCTGGAGGAGATGTGGCAGGAGAGCCGATGCCTGAACATCATCCCCGGCGACCCTCGCTGGAACGGGCACGACTACGGCCCGATGCAGATCAACCAAGTGTGGAAGGAAGAGACCGCGCACCTGTTCGGGTCGTGGGACCGCATCACCGAGCCAGCCGTGAACCTCGCCATGGCCCTCGAGATCTGGCGTTGGCATGACCATCATCGTGGCTGTGGATGGGAGCCGTGGAGCCGCCCGTGCTGAACGTCCTACAACCGGACTGGATGGTTGAGGCCGACTGCCAGAACCTTCCCCTCGAGATGTTCTTCCCACAGCCCGGCAGGATCGGCGCAGCTGACGCCAAGAAGGCCATCAAGGTCTGCAAGGCCTGCCCCGTCCGTGTCGAGTGCCTCGCCTACGCCATGACGTTCCCCGACCGGTCCCTGCCCGGCATCTGGGGTGGCACCACGGAGCGCGAACGGTCACGGATGCACCACGTTGAGACACCCATCCGCTACCGTGTCGGAAAACCCGACTGAGAGGATTATCCGATGCCCGACTACATCGACCAGATCAACAGAGCCGCCGACCAGTTGCTCGCCATGGTGCGCGAACTGGAACGCCTACGTGAGGATCGCGCGCAGCTGCGCCGTGCCCTCCACGAGACCGCCTATTGCCTCAACAGCCTCGACGTAGCACCCTCAGCGATGACCAAGGCCACCGCCGACACCATCGTCCAGCTCAACCTCGGAGGCTTCAATGATTGACCGCAACCGGCTGGAGAAGCCGACCGCCGGATCGTGCTGTCGATGCCAGACCTTCCTCGAGGGTGACGACATCTTCCATTGGTCGCCCGGCTCATGGTCCGTGTGGTGCTTCAAGTGTTACAAGGCCGAGCACTTCCACAACCTCGTCCGGCTCCAGCAACGATCGGAGGACCCTCGTGGGCTTTGATCTGTCCCAGTACGCCACCGTGGAGGAGCGTCTCGCCCTGTTTTGGGCCGCGAACCCTGACGGACGAATCCACACCGAGATCGTCGCAGGCGACTACGTGACGTGGATCTGCTTCAAGGCCGAGATCTACCGCAACGCCTCCGACCCTCACCCCGTCGCCACCGGCTACGCCTTCGAGGAGCGCACCGATCGTGGCGTGAACCAGACGTCGTGGATCGAGAACGCAGAGACGAGCTCGTTGGGACGCGCGGCTGCGAACTGGACCCTGCAGGCTGGCAAGCGACCCTCACGCGAGGAGATGCAGAAGGTGGACCGCATGGGGGGCGCACCGGCACCGTCCGGCGACGGCCCCTCAGACGCACAGATCAAGCTGCTCCGGTCGTTGAAGTACCAAGGCGACCCTCGAGCACTCTCCAAGCGTGAAGCGTCAGCGGAGATCGACCGCCTCAAGACGGAGCACCCGTTCTGATGATCATCGAACTGTCACCGGCTCAGATGCTTGAGTGCCAAGAGGAGGCCGTCTACCGGGCAGAGTCCTACGTGGACGCCAGCCGTCGCAAGAACATGAAGGACGGCCTCAGCTTCGAGACTGTGCTCCGCTACAACGTGGACGGATGCATGGGCGAACTGGCCTGCGCCGCCGGCCTCGGCTACGACTGGACCGGCCCCGACAGCCCGTCGGCCTACGACGTCGGAGGGTACATCGAGGTGCGCTCCACCCGGTATCGCACCGGCAAACTCATCGTCAAGGAAGCCGAACGGGACAAGCGTGACCGCCATACCCCGTACGTGCTGGCGATCATCTCCGGCTCAGCGGTCCGGCTTGCCGGATGGATGTCCCTTGAGGACGTGCTCGACAAGGGCTACCACTACTGGCAGAAGGGCCAGAAGTTCATCGCCGTCCAGCAGGCCGACCTGTACGACATGGAGATCCTCCGCATGGAGGACGAGTGAGAGGCCCCGAGGCCGAGTTCCAGTCTGCAGTCATCGAGGCCGCGAACTGGCACGGCTGGATCGTCCACCACACTCGCAACGTCCAGATCCGACCCGGAGTGTGGGCTACCCCCCTGCAAGGGCACAGGGGCTTCCCTGATCTAGTGCTCGCACGTCGAGCGTCCGGCGACCTTGTGTTCGCCGAGTTGAAGTCTGCACGGGGCCGACTGTCCCCCGATCAGGAGCTGTGGTTGGCGACCCTGACCGCAGCTGGAGCCGAGGCCTACTGTTGGAGGCCCTCGGACATGGCAGTCATCTTGAACCGACTATCAAGGAGCACACAATGAACCATTTATGGCAACAGCCGATCCGACCGCTTGAGGTCAAGCCTGACAAGTCTGCGATCTGGTGTCGCGTCCTGTTCATCAGGCCCGTGCACCCTCGAGGCTGGGAAGTGATCGTGGAGTCCGGCAACGTCTGGACGAGCGACAACTCGTGCATCCGAGAGGTCGGCGAATGATCCGGCGCACCCCACGACCCGAGACCAACTGGACCGTCATTCGCAACGAGGTCATCAACGACGACCGGCTCTCCTTCAAGGCGACCGGCGTCCTCGTGTACATCCTGTCCAAGCCCGACCATTGGCAGACATCCACAGCCCACCTCGCCACCGTCAAGCGTGAGGGCCTCGACGCGATCCGCACCGCCATGACCGAACTCGAGCGAGCCGGGTACGTCAAGCGACGCCGCTATCAGGACACGCTAGGACGCTGGAAGTACGACATCGACGTCTACGACAACCCTGTGCACAAGCCTGTGCAAACTGTGGACGGATGCACCCCACCTCAGGGGGATTATCCTCACGGGGAAAATGCCGACGTATTAGTAAAGACTGAACAAGTAAAGACTATGAAAAAGTTGGCATCTAGTGAGATACCCAAGCCAAGGCTCTGTGGACAATGCCAAGGCCAAGGCCGAGCCATCGACGACGACACCATCGTCACCTGCCCAACCTGCAACGGCGACGGGATCGGCTGATGCCCTCAGGCAACCCCCTCTACGGCACAGCCCGGTGGAAGGCCCTACGCAAACAAGTGCTCGCCGAGGAACCCACCTGCCATTGGTGCAACGACCGACCCTCCACCCAAGCCGACCACGTCATTGAGACCGACCGAGGCGGAGACTTCTGGGACAGATCCAACATCGTCGGCAGCTGCGCCAAATGCAACACCGCTCGAGGAGCCAGATACGGCAACCGCAAGACCGCCGAACGCATCCACCGACGCGAAAACGCACCCCGAACTTTTTCCTTTGACAAAGCATCCAC